GTATAAAACTTAAGTTTCCAATTGTTGTATTTTTCCATTTATATTATCTCCTGCATATTATTTTGCTCGAATTTCTATTTTGAATAGCATCCTAGGCAATAAAAAATGCAGGCCTAAATCCACAATGTGGCTTTTAGTCTGCATACATACAATTTGGAAACATTCATATTAAAGACATAGTTAAATAAAGGTATAGTTAAATAACTTATATCTCACCGTAACTAATGAATGCTCAATATCGTATAAATAAGCACAACAAAAAAGCCTATCATCGAGGATAGATTCTGCTTTTTTTATTGCCAACTTATCTTAAACGTATTGAGGCTGTCATAGTTTCGGTTCCTCCTAAATTCTTATTTGGATCATCATATATTTTAACACAATAAGTCATTTTAAGCAACTTTTAAATTAAAAAAATCCATTAAAAACCGCCAAAGGGTGTTAGCCCTTAATTGGCGGTTAATATTCTATATCTCTTCGTCAATCTCAATCCCAGACTTGAATTCAACGGTGAGCTTATCTTCATATATCGTTACTTTTTCAATAAGCCGCCTTACCAACTGCTCATCATATTCCTCCAACTCTGCGGATTGTTTATTCAAGAAATCAGTCATTTCAGCGATTCGTTGCCTTTTTCCTTCTCGCTCTGCATTTTCAACAAGTGCATTTTGCTTCAATTCTCGAAGGCGGTAAATTTCATCAGCCACATCTTCATAGTCATTCTTGGATTTTGCTTGAATAAGAAGCTGTTGTTGTAATTCTTCCAATTTGCTATCAATGTCATCAGTGGCATTATCATTTTCTCCATTAAATACAGTAGCTATATTTTTCTGTAGCACCTTGAGGAATGGGTCTTTGTTAGCCAAAAGTTCGTTAATAGCCTTAACAACTGCTTTCTGCAATGTTTCCTCATTTATGGTAGGGGCAGTGCATTCAGACCCTTTTTCCTCCAATCGGCTGACGCATCTCCAAACAATAGATTTGTAACCTCGGTTATTCCAATGTACTCGTCGATAAATATCACCGCAATGTCCGCAGTAAACAATACTCGATAAAGCATACTTACTGCTGTAAACTCGCTTTTTACAGCCCTTGCCACCGCGAAGATTTGCTCTTCGAACCATCTCTTCTTGAACCTGCATAAAAAGGTCTCGTGGAATGATAGGCTCGTGGCTATTTTCTACATAATATTGGGGAACGATGCCGTTATTCTTGACTCGCTTTTTAGAAAGGAAATCAACCGTATATGTTTTTTGTAGAAGGGCATCACCGATGTACTTTTCATTCTGCAATATCTTTTTCAGTGTTTCCGGTCTCCATTTGGCTTTGCCTGCCGCTGTAAGGATACCGTCAGCTTCTAGTCCTCTTGCTATCTGTAAAAGACTAGCACCTTCAAGGTACTCTCTGTAAATCCGTTTAACAACCTCAGCACCCTCTGGGTCAATCACCAGTTGCTTGTTTTCATCCTTGGTGTATCCAAGGAAACGCTTATGGTTGACCTGGACTTCGCCTTGCTGATATCGATACTGAATTCCCAGCTTAACGTTCTGACTTAAGGATTGACTTTCCTGTTGGGCAAGGGATGCCATGATGGTCAGCAATACTTCACCCTTAGAATCCATGGTGTTGATATTCTCTTTCTCAAAGAATACCGCGATGTTTTTATCCTTTAACTGCCGGATGTATTTAAGGCAATCTAACGTATTTCTGGCAAATCGGCTGATGGATTTTGTGATGATCATGTCAATATTTCCAGCCATGCACTCTTCAATCATGCGGTTAAATTCATCACGCTTTTTGGTATTTGTACCTGTGATACCGTCATCCGCAAAAATATCCGCCAATTCCCATTCCTTGTTCTTCTTAATATAATTTGTATAATGTTCAATCTGAATGTCATAGCTTGAAGCTTGCTCCTCACTATCCGTTGAAACACGGCAGTAAGCGGCCACTCGTATTTTGGGTTTGCTTTCACTATTTTTATTATTTCCGACTCGTTTAATTGCCGGAATGACTGTTACATTCCTACTCACTGCCACTTGTTATACCTCACTTTCTATCAGACTGTAGGCATATTCCGCCTGCTTGTATGGATCTTCATATTTTTGCACCAGAGGTTTTGATTTGAACTTTACAGGGTAATCCCTTACCGTTTCATCTTTAGGCTCCCATATCCTTCCGAGCTTTTCTGCTCGTTTTCGTTTTTCTACTCTGGCTTTTTCAAAGGTCTCTTCATCAATAATTGGAGGGTAAAATTCATCGCCAAGGTAATGCTTGTTCTGCAACATCTTACTTGCTGTGGCATGGTAGCAGTCTATCCCAGCTTGTTTAGCAGCATCCTTCAAAGAAAGTCCTGCCAAATATCCTGAGAATAGTTCGTTTACTTGCTTCGATGCTATTTCATCTACAACAGCCTTTCCATCTTCAATTCTATATCCATAGGGTGTGTGACCCATCTAATTCACCAACCTTTCCTTCAATGTGATTCCACATTTTAATTCAAATCCAACTTCCTCTCGTGAAAATACCATAATCTTTTCTACATAATTTTCAAACAGCTCATCCTCATAGGCTGTAAGCATTTGGGACTTAGTTGCAAACTTAAGCAGACGGTCAACCTCTTCAACTTTTGTAAAATTCCCATTGACGGAACGAGTAAGTTGATCCTTTTCGACAAGAAGCCTTTCTCTTTCTGCCTCCAGTGCATTCTTTTCTTTATTAAACAGAGCAGGTTCCAGATACCCTTTGGCCATTAAACCTGTCAGTACCTGGCTCTGCTCCATGTTGTTTTCGATTTTAGTTTCCAACTCTTCAATCCTACGAAAACTCGCTGCATTGTTCTGATTACGTAACCCCTGCAAAAGTGGTCTTAATATGAACTTCTGACCAAATATGAGTTTATTCATCATCGTAACAAATGCAGTCTTTATATCTTCATCTCGAATGAACTGCATAGAACATTCCGTTAATGGTGTCCTTCTGCTTATCCGTAAGTTCTGAAAGAGCCACCTTCAGCTTTTCCATGCGGATGGAACGCTCTTCGTTTGCGATAGAAGTGAGAATCTGCTGCAGAGGATTGTAGGTGTCATCCTCAAGGTATGGGTTGCGGTCATCCGCATCGTCGCCGTCCCCATCGTGATAGCCGTCCAAGTGAACAGGACAGTGATATACCTCTCTACGCTGTGCATCCAGTTCGTCATCGTCCATGCCGTGAAGCTGTGAGATAATGGTTGCGTTTTCTCCGTTTTCACCTGGAGTGATGGTGTAGCTTGTACCATCGTTGAAGTAATAGATGTAATTTGTACGGTTGTCTTCCGCTGTCTTGAACTTTCTCATTTAAAGTCCCTGCCTTTCTTTTCCGCCCAATTGGGTGGCGGCAAGGACACAAAAAGAGCCGATGTGATGGTACACACCGACTCTGATACCGAAAATGGGCATGACAAAGCACGGTGGGTACATCTTTGGTCAGTCCACGGCTATGCCGTGAATTTGACTCTTGATGTATCCCGCCGCCTTAAGGTCGACCACTTCGGGCATTGGAATATTTTTTATTTGAGTGTCTGGCACTCAGATGGATACACATTTCTGTGTACCCGTCTCAATGTCAGATTTGTAACTCTTATTGAATTTTTCTTGGATTTTATATAATTTCTTTCATTCCGCACACATTTTTTTGCGTGAGCATTGTAAATATCGCTCAAATCTGATATGATGTTGTGTAGAAGTTTTTCTGTGCTATATCCATTCTCGCTCATGTACTCTTTTGTACGATTTCATTCTACCAAAGCAACTCGGTATAACTTGGTAGTGACGGGTAGTCTTGGGTAGGCATAGTTACTAATAGAGAATCAGGCGGTGAAATTATGGAATTCACAGAGTTCGTAAATCTTCTTAAGCCAATAATCGGTGGTGCCGAAAATACTCACTCTTTTGTAAAGACACTTTTTGATGTTGTTGTCACAGAAGAGGGGAAACCTTTTTTAGAAGATGTGAAGGCACCAACTTACAAGGCTTATTTCAATGGAAAAACAAAAATCACAAAAATGGCTCAAAGAATAAGTCCATACCTTGAGCCAGAAGAATTCGTTATATACTTGGATGCTTTTTCAGACGCCACGGCACAGCAAATAATCGATACATTCAGTCCGTATATTGATGGGCTGAATGCATCTAATATGCCTGAGAAGATGGCCTACTTTTTCTGTGATATAATTTGCACTGCTGCAACCACAGAAAAGAAAAAAGGCACTCCGAAGAGTGCCAAAAATACAGATGATAAAACACCTCATGATATTCTTGAAGAAAAAATCATAGCCTCCGGACAAGCTGTTGCCAATGCCTGGGGTACGGCTATTTCTAATTTAGTTTCATCAAATGCAGAGGCTATTGAAATCCCCGAAAAATGTCCTTCTGAAGAATATCCTTATTCCTCAGAAGACAAAGCGTTACTTCAAGAATTCACGTCTGATTATGATGAAATAATGTTGGCATTGATAGGCGAAAACTACGGTGCTTCATTAATAGATATGAAACTTCCTCAGAAAGTACAGGATTTATACAATTCGAAGTGGAGTTCAAAATCAGACGCCTTCCTTGACCCGATCTTGAAATCATATGTATATGGGTTGCTTGGAGAATTAAACAAATTGAGTAATAGTTTTTTCAATGATTCTCATGCAACACCTTTTATGAGGGATACAAGGACAAAAATACGAAATTTGTATGTTAAACTCCATCCTGATTTATTCGCTGGTGCATTTCCTTATGATGCATTTATAGACGACTGGGATGAAGGAGAATTTTAGCAAACAGGAAGGTGGTATTGATGCCTAAGATTGATGACTCCATCAGAAAAATAGACAGCGTTATATGTAGACACTTGGACAGCATCGAAGATTCATCTCGCGGTGCTATATCCCAAGATATCTTAGAACAGTTAATGAAATTCGTAAACCATATCATGCTTAAGTTTTATGCTAATGGCTCTGATATTGAAGTTAACGAAGAAAATATAGCTAAGGCAACCGAGTTTGCTCAAGTAAACAGTGACCTACACACTTTATATAAATTTCGCAATTATTTAAATGTTGTAACCACCCAATATACTTTAGATGAAGACGGCTCAGAACGATTGATGCTGAAGTATTACCAATACTTGCTAGAGGCAAAGAATCTTCTTAACCACTACTACGATATTGAGGTATTACATA